CATTTTCTGAATTTCCCGTGTGCGCGATTCATTCAGGCGTTCAAGCCGGGTGCTTAACTGCTGCATCAGCTTTTGTTGTTTTTCGCTGAGCACTGTACCCGTGCGTTGTAACTGATTAAGGGCGTTAAGCTGGCGTCGTGCTTTCAATATGCCAGCATCCGCTTTACTGACAGCGTCACGGGCGCGCTCAAATGAACGCGCCTGACGCTCGAGATTTTTGATCGCCCCCTGAGTTCGCTGGATGGAGTCACCAAACTGCCCCATCAGGCGGCGGGCGTTTTCGGCAGGCCGGGTCAGCCTGTCAACGGCGCTGAAAGCGACCCGGATATCAAGAGTCTTCATTATCTGCATTCCCGCTGCGAAGTGCCGCCCGCTCGCGCCAGCTAACCACTTCGCCGGGCGTCATCATGAAGATTTCGGCGGGCGACCAGTTAAAAATGGCGGCAATATCCGCCACCAGATCTTCGATGTGCTCAAAGCACACCAGGGTGATTACGCTGCCGTCTCCTGCACGCTCTTCGCGCCAGAGTCTGGCTCGCTCATAAAATTTACAGCCACAGCGCACAACTGAATAAAATCGCGTGACGACATTTTTTTAATCATCACTTCATCCAGTCGTGGCGAGGTCACGCGAGGCAACAGCGTAAACATGGTATCCGCTTTCAGATTCAGCACATCAGACAGCGACAGACCACGCAGGGATCCAGCCTGCTCAATAGCCCCGGTGATCTCCACATACGTGATTTTTTCGCCACCACGCTCAATTGGTCGGGTCAGTTTTACGCCACGTTCGACAGCCATATCCTCACCTGCCGTCACATCATCCGCCACGGTGTTATTCCGGGTTTCAGTATCGATGTCTTTCATCAGTTGTCTCCTTTTCAGTCAGAGGCGACGCACTGCGCCGCCTGCATATTACTTATCAGCCAAGCCCAAGCGCGGAACGGATACGGTCAGGCACAATGTCCTTGCCGTCCTTCCGGTAGATGTGGTTCAACAGGTCGATTTCCCACAGCGGGCGATCGTTAACGCTCAGCTTGTAGTAGGTGTTTTTGACAGCGTAAGTGTGTGATGTGGCTTCGCCCTGTTTGGCTTCCCCCATATCAATTTCCGTCACACGCCCACGCATCTCGATTTCATACAGATCGCTTTCTGCATCGGTGTAGTATTCACCCGCAAAACGCAGCAGCGTGCCGTCAATCGTGCCGCCATATTTAAGGAACAGCGCACGAACAGCTCCCCCCATGACAAAACTCGCATCAAGCGCGGAGTCGTCCAGACCGAGATCAATACTTACCGCCCCCATCATGCCACCACCACGATAGCTGTCGGTTTTGCGCGTCAGTTTGGGCGGCGTGACGGATGTCACTTTACCCACTTCGTTTTCACCATCCACAAACAACGTAAAAAAGCGAAGATGTTTTGGTACAGCCATCAGGCACCTCCCAGCACCGCAAATGCGGGACCAAAGAATTCATCAGTAAACGTCTGGTAAAGCTCCATGTCTTCCAGCGGGGGAACAGGCGTATATTTGTAGCGAATACGCACACGTCCCTGACGTAAATTCGTGGTGCCGTTATCCACCACGTCATACCAGCACGACGCCCCAATCAGTTTCCCGGCAGTAACCAGTGAATCCAGTTTTGCCCTGATGGCACTGATAACATCTTTCACGTTCGCAGGCGTCAGTGGACTGTCGATGGTTTCAAACTGCGCTTCCGCAATTGAATCAGCCAGCACCTGTGCGGTTCGGGTATACACCTCAAAGATGTAGGCGTTCGTTTCCGGTGTGCGGTTGCCCCAGAAGCGGAACCCGTTGCGACGAATAATGGTCGTGATTTCTTTGTTGTTGAGGCTGTTGGCATCGCTGTCTTCGGCCTGCAACGACCAGAACACATGCCTCGACATCCCCAGCACATTTTTAACCGGAACGTTGGACAATGATTTGTGCCAGCCCTGCTCATGGTCAATGTACGCACGAAGGCCGCACGCATAGGCAGGCGCGGGGAACGTTTCGTTTTTGCCACTTTTCGGGTTGTAGGCGATGAAGTCCGGCCATAAGAGCATCACCTCACGTTCGTTGAATTTCTGGCGGTAGGTAATCGCCTCAGCCATCGTATTACAGCCGTAACATGAGGCATACACAAACGCGCGCAGTTTACCTGCAATCACGCACAGGGATTTTGTTACAGCCTCCGTGTCCAGCTCCGGCGCGGCCAGAATACGCGGACGGTATCCGATGCTTTCATCCTGCTCTGCAACAAGCAGCGCATACATCCCCGTATAGCTGCCGTCAGATTCAGAACCACCGATAACCAGTTGATCCTGCGTTTTTCCGTCTTCTTCTTTGTGTTCAGCCACGCGAACGACGATCACCTTTGTGCTCACCTGGTCTGCGATGGCCTTAAGCGCACGATAAAGCGTCCCCGTTGTTCCGCATTTTCCCAGCACGTCATTGACGCGGGTCAGCAGTGTGGGCTTGTTCAGCGGGAACAGCTCCGCGTCCGCATCATCCGCCGTTGCCACGATACCGATAACACTGGAATCAACATCATTAATCGCTGTTACCAGGTCGGTATTTTCCGTAACACGGGCACCATGAAAACGAGTTTCACTCATAGCTTCAGCCCCTTGTATCCGTTAAATGATTCGGCAACAATCATCACCCACCACGCGCGTAATCTCACTCCTGCGCCGTTCTCCCGACCCGGCGACAACAAAAAGCAGTAACCCCCTCCGCACGCACATGCGACCATGCCGCACAGGGAGGGAAAGATGACCGACACCACCATGCAATTGCTCAGTCAGAGCACAGACCCCGTGAAAATGCCGGATTTTGATATTCTCGCGGAGGGTAAAACGCTGTCAGGCGTGGCAGAGCGCCTGATGAGCCTGTCACTGACCGACAACCGGGGATTTGAAGCAGACCAGCTCACCATCACGCTGGATGATGCGGATGGTCAGTTGCAGCTACCGCCACGGGGTGCGCGCCTGACGGTTCTCATTGGCTGGAAAGGAGAACCGCTGACAGAAAAAGGCACTTACATTGTTGATGAAATCGCACACGAAGGACCGCCGGACAGGCTGACGGTTTCAGCCAGAAGCGCAGATTTTCGGGATGAATTTAACGTTAAACGAGAGGTGTCCTGGCATGATGTGACCGTTGAGCGTGTGGTATCCGCCATCGCTCATCGGTACGGTCTGAAACCGCAAATCAGCGAAATGCTGATGGATATCGAAATCGACCACGCCGACCAGACCGAAGAAAGCGACATGTCCTTCCTTACGCGCATGGCGGAAATGCTGGGCGCAATCACCACGGTAAAAAGCGGTAATCTGTTATTCATCATGCCAGGCGGTGGCGTGAACGCACAGGGCCAGCCGTTGCCCTCGTTCGCCATCACGCGCAGCAGTGGCGATCGCCATCAGTTCCGCATTGCTGACCGCGAAGCGTATACGGGGGTACGCGCTTACTGGCTTGATCTTAATTACGGGAAAAAGAAAAAAGTCAGCGTGAAACGCCGCAAACCGCCAAAACCCAAAAAGGAGAAAAGCAGCAGCCGTGAAGGTGATTATATGGAAGGCGCAGAAGGCAATGTGTTTGTGTTACGCAAGACTTATCAGAACGAGCAGGCAGCAAGACGCGCAGCGGCGGCAAAGTGGCAGCAGCTACAACGCGGAGCCGCAGCGTTCTCCATCACACTGGCACGTGGACGCGCAGAACTCTACCCCGAAATGCATGGCACGGTAACAGGATTTAAAAGCGAAATTGATAATCAGGACTGGATTATTGCAAAAGCCGAGCACACCATTGATAACAGTGGCTTTACCACGCAGCTTGAGCTTGAAGCCAAAATCCCGGAATGGATAGCAGAAACAGAGTGAGCAACTTAAATGTATTAACTCAGAACGGATCAACACACTCACAACATAGAGTCAATATAGCTGCTCGCTTTGTTCCAGCAAGGATGCCTATTTCTAAGGAAAAACAGAGCAGAAACATATGGTGTTTTCCTACCTGACATCAGGGGTGGTAAGAATCATGCTTTGATAACCAATTGATAACTATTATTATATTAATCTAACACCATTGACATAGTTGAGGTTTGAATGAACAAAAAGCTGTATTTATTCCCAGACTCAAACATTTTTCTACAATGCAAGGACTTGACGCAGGTAAATTTTTCCGAGATTACTGCTTGTGATGAAGTATGTATCATTATTACAAGGCCCATTCAGCAAGAGATTGACCGCCAGAAAGGGCAAGGTAATTCCCGCCTATCCAAAAAAGCAAGGAAGGCTGCTAGCCTATTTAATCAAGTAGTTGATTCAACTGACATGACTCTTGTTATTCGTGAACGCTCGCCGCGAGTTTTTCTTACCATGGATCTAAGCCTGAAACCATGTGAACAGTTATCTGAACAATTGGATTATCAGGAGGCCGACGATCGTTTTGTTGGTATTGCGGCAGGGTATTGCGCTGACGATCCAGATTCGGAGGTGGCAATCATTACCAATGATAGCGGTCCACGTTTTTCAGCAATAAAACATAATATAATCTGCTATAAAGTGCCTTCTTCATGGTTGCTTCCTGCTGAGCCAGATGAAAAGGATAAACAAATTAAATTGCTGGAAGCTAAGCTGAAGCAATTCACTCAGTCTATGCCCGATTTCAGCATTAAAGTAGCCGATGACGAGCAATTAAATATTGTACTTCCTTATTATACAGCTTTATCTGAATATGAAGTTGATAATTTGCTTTGTCAACTAACGGATGCATTCCCATTGGTTACAAACTTTGACAATGAACAAACTACCCCACAATCACTAGAAAAAATCATCAAGTCATTTAGTCAACAGGAGTATTTCCCTGTATCAGCAGATGATATTTCTCTTTATAAAGAAAAACATTATCCACTTTGGAAAAAGCAGTGTGAAGAAATACTGAAAAACTGTCATACTCATATTAATCCGAAGGCAATAAAATACCCGCTGTCGTTTTTATTACAAAACACAGGTTATACTATCGCTGAACGTGCTGTGGTAACATTTACAGCAAAAGGAGATTTTCGTCTGTGTGGATTTAATTGGGAGATAATGGAAGAGCTGACTGAAAGCAAAAGGATTGACCTACCTTCAGCCCCTACCGCCCCCAAAGGAAAATGGCGTAGTGTATGTGGCGTAACAGAAAGAATGCCTTACGCTTGGGGAGCTTTGGAAACACCGCTATCCAGTATAATTTCAAAAGAAATTGGTCCTTTGTTATCTCTTACTCCAACAGAAAGGGATAAAAACGATTTTTATTATAAAGAAAAGAGAAATGAGCCAGTTCAAGTTGTATCGCTGGAATGCGAAGAGTGGCGTCATCAAGTCAAAGAAGAAATATTCCCGTTGTTCGTATATACAGCCAACAAACCAAAGAAAGTGAATGGTGCAATTGAGGTGAGAGTTGATGCAAATAACCTTACCAATCCGGTCATTAAAACATTTAAATTAAAAATAACTATAGAAGAACATAGTGCATTTTCAACCATAACAGAAATGGTGCAGACATACATTCAAGAGCAGAAGAAAAGACAGAAAAGTTCTATTAGCGCACAAATCAAAACATGAGGGTGTACTCAAATAATACAATGCTATAGTAAATCTATAAGTGCATAACTATTTCCTGATCTTTTCCCAAAATAGATGACAGGATAAAAAACATTCCAATCTTTTACAGGCTTTGGATAAATCGTATCAAAGCCTATTTCTTCAAGAGTTAAATCACCGCTTTTCGCTCGAAACGGACTGGCTGTTGGAGTATGAGCCAGAACAACTTAGAATAGCCCCTGCACTACGTTAAGGGAGGTCGCTATGTTCCGTTGTCCGCTTTGTGGCGCATCAGCCCGCATCCGTACCAGTCGTCCGGAAAATGATTCAAACACCGTGCGGCAAAAGTATTACCAGTGTAACAATCTAGAATGCGGCGTATGCTTCTCAACACTGGAAGCTTTTCATAAATTCACATCGAAACACGCCTCCGGCGTTCACTCTTCAGAAGGTATCCCGTGGCATGAGCTGCCAGCTTCACACAGGGGAAACAATCAGATGAGTTTGCCTTTGCCTCAAAATTAACAGGCAGAATTGCCGGAGTAACAAAAAAGCGATAGATTACGCGCGGGTGCCTTTCGGCTGATGGTCGGAGGGAATACCCGAAGGCCAGATGTGGAAAGGCCCCGGAAAACATCTCTGTTTAACCGAGGCCCTAACCGCATTACCTTGACAAGTGAAAGGTTAGCGCCTCTCCGGAAAAGGAGCAAGTGCTATGTCGCAAAAATCGCTTACGGCCATCACGTTCTGTGTGACGGCAATCCTCATCATCTGGATGTTGCACGGTTCGCTGTGTGAAATACGGATGAGCTTCTGGGGAGCGGAGTTTGCGGCGTTCTTACAGTGTAAGCAGTAA